AAGGAGTAAACAAAATGATAAAACAATTAATAATAGTAAAAAGAAAAGAAGATAATGAGTTTATTGTACCTTTCAGAGGGATAAACACAGCGGATTACGACTCAGTCACGCCTGAAGAATTTATAGAGGCTGTTGAGAGTGCAAGTTCCTGGAACGAAATCAGGGAGGAGGTATACGCAAAAACATTTGAAGAATTCGGGCTTGACCTATACACATATGAAGATCCGGACGTTGCCTGGGAGGACTTTTTAAAAGCCGTTTCAATAAATAAAAAAAAGAATAAAAAAAATAAAAAAAAAATATTAAGGAGTACAATTATAAACAGGAGTAAAAAATTATGAAAATTTTGAATAGAAATCAAATAGAAAAATTAGTTGACAATAAAAAATTAGAAATAGGCGACACATGCTATACACTAGAACAAGAAAACGTATCGGAAGGCGTGTTTTATGTATTGAAATATTACGAAACATATTACTGGGATATAGATTTACACGAAAAACATGAAAAAAATAGATGCGAGTTAGCGTATCCCGACTACGATTTAAAAACGGAAACAGGTTTAAGAGAAAATATTATTAACGATATAGAAAAATGGTCGCTAAATAACGGTGACGGAGACGGGGATTTCTGGTGGAAATATCACAACGAAAAAAATCCGGAAGAAGTGGAAAAAATCATAAAAGAAGCAGCGGAAGAATTGTTTAATAATATTTTTTGGGAGCCGGGGGAAATGTACATATATGCAGACTATGACGGCATTGATTACGGGTTTAGGCAGGCTGGGAGTTTCGGGGATTACGAAAAATTTGAACAGTATGTCGTTTGTACAGTCCCTACGAGTTATGCATACTGGGGAGATACGGCGGCGGAATGGGGTTTCGATCCGGAAACAAAAGACAATTATGACGGGAAAAACGATTTTTTAGAGTGGTTAGCCGATTTTATAAAATATTAATGTAATTAAAAAAGTGAAATAAAAAAACTATTAAGGAGTAAAAAGATTATGATAGAATTAAAACTTATCCGCGCCGACGAGACCGCGGAGTTAACAGTTACTTTACCTGTATCAGACGACGAAGCCGCCCGCTTATCTTGTGATTTTGTCGTTGCAAACGTTGAAACTGGATTATATGTACAGAATGATATTAAAAAAAGTATAACTTTATTAAACCGCTACGCGCGGCTCGTCGCTGACGAACTCGACGAGAACGAAATAAAAACGTTTGCGGCATTATATGAGTGTCTCGACGATTATTTAACCGCCGAAAAAGTTTATAAAAGCAGTGCGTATCACTGCATACACGACGTGTACGACGAATACGACCTTGGCCGCGCCGCCGTCGACGAAGGCCTATTCTATGTTTGTAAAGAGTGCGAGCATTATATTGATTACGAACGGCTAGGCCACGACCTGTCATTTGATTATTATATAAGTAGCCACGGGGTAGCCGTCTGTATTGATTATTGATTAAAAACAACGGCCGCGCGGCGGTCGTTTGTTTACTTTTTTTTTTAAGATTACATAAAATTAGTTTGTTCTATTTTAGTTCTCATGATAAGTTCTCACCTTATCCGCTGATAACAAAAAAAAAAGAAAATGTATATATACTTTAAAGCCGTAATAAAGCTTGTAATATAATAAAACAAACACGGCAGCCACAACGCGCGCCGATCACGACAAAAAGCATACAAACAAACATATTATAATAATTATAATGTGTTTAGTTTTCTTATATTAATATCATAATATATTAATATAAATAGTGTATACTATAAAAATATTATAAATTTTAATTAATAAATTTTACCTTTTCGGCAGGCGGTAATTATCTTTTACTTATCTTCTCAGTAAGCGGATAAGAAAAAATAAAAAACGATATGCAGCGGTTAAATCCTAACAAAAAGCATACTGAAAAACAATTCTTAAAAAAGCCTTTTTTTAATAAAGTTTGATTGTTTTTTTTTAAGTGATCCATTTTTACAACTAACCTTGTCCGCGCCGTGTCGACCTTTTTTTTATATCCTTTATATATTAAATTCTTTTCTATGCAGCCGCCGTATATAAACGATGCGTAAAAACCGCCGTAGTGCGTATTTTTTTTTTGTGTCTATGTGTAAAGTATGCACTGATTTTTTGACGCCGTAAAAGGCAGTTTTTCAAAGCATTGAAAATACACTTTTAAAGCCTTAAAATTTTAAAGTGATGTAAACCAGCAGAAAAGATTAAAAACGCTTTAAAAGTCGATTAATTAAAGCCTTTCTCAAAATAAAATTTTATTATTTTTTGTTGTTTGCTTCCTTTTTCCTTTTTTCCGTTTGTTTGTTTGTTTGTTCTTCCGTTTTCCTTTTTCCTTTTTCGGTTTTCGTTATTTCAGAACCGTTTTTGAGCGTTTCATGGTTTTCTGTGTATACTTCAACACCTTCGTCCAAAATTTTTCCTGTATTCCCGGTTTCACGTTCGGTTTGTTTTAAAACCTGTTCTTCCGTTTCTGTTTCTTTAAATCCATGATAAAAATCGTGGCTGTCGCCACGATTATAATATTTTTCCGAAGCATTATTTTCAAATTCGGATGCATATTCCCGTTTTGAGTTTGTATCTGTTCTGTTTATATTTGTTCTGTTTATATTTGTTGTATTTGTTCTGTTTTCGTAAGGTGCGGAAAATATGTCTTCTTTAATCATTGAAACTTTTTTAAACGGGTCGTTGAATTCGTTTTGTCTGTTTAAGCCTTTGTTCGTATTCACTTCATATAAGTAAGACGAAGAGTCAAAATCAAATAAAGAAGAATTGTAATTCTCCGACCCGAAATCGATTATATCAATTTCCGGTGCGGGTTTTTGAGAACTTTCATATAAACTTCTTTCATAAGAATTATTCAAATTCGAATTAAAATTCGAATTTGAATTTAAACTTGAACCGTAATTCAAATCAGAACTTGAATCCGATTCGGAATAATTGGAACTTAATTCGGAAAACTCAAGTGATTCAAATGAAATTTCTTTATTGTCATTATTATCATTACTTTGATTGTTGTAATTGTTATAATTGTTGTTTGTTTCCTTTTTCCTTTTTCCGTTTTCCTTTTTCCGTTTCCGTTTTCGTTTTCCGTTTCCTATTTCGTTTTATTATTCCATCTTTTTTATTTGTTTGTTTGTTTGTTTGAGAGCGGAAGGCGGGCGGGAGGGCGGGAGAGGTACGGCGGAAGAGGTAAAGCGGGAAGGCGGAAGGCGGGCGGAAGGCGGGCGGAAGACGGGCGGGTGGAAGGGCGGAAGGCGGAAGGGCGGAAGGCGGAAGGCGGTAGAGATAAGACGGGCGGAAGGCGGGCGGAAGAGATAAGACGTATAAAGATAAATATATAAAAGCACGCTTATATAAACAATGTAAACATAGATATAAAATAATAAAAAACAATACCAGGCGGCCACAAACGCTATAAAAACGACAACGGAAGAACGGTTGACAATACCCACCCCCCCCGCCCCCATCCTAAAAAATCGAAAAAAAACAGAAGGGCTGACCCCCGAAAAAAAATATCGGCATTTTTGAAATAAATCGGGGTATGCTATATTACGCAAACCCATACAAAAGCAAGCTTTTGTGGGTTTGGCATTGTTATTTTCCTTTTCTTTTTTTGGATTACGTAAATTTGCATCTAAGGTTTTCTTTAAAACGCATTTAAGCCCTCTTTTTTACGTGTGTAACCCAGTACTATAGTGGTTTTTTTCGGCTCGAACTTTTTACTATCTCGATTTTTTTCGGTTCTAAGTTATAAGTATCTCGATTTTTTTTGCTTGTAGTCTGTGTGCTCTTTTTTTTTCGATTTTCAGTTGAACCATTTTAAAACTGTATCCCCCTTGTATCCTTTTTCCCAAACAAACCAAGCATACGCTATTGCGCCTCCTCCGCTTGCTCCGCTTGCTCCCATTCCCTAGAAATCGCCATTTTTAGCGCAAGAAATCCTGCTACTTGATACATAAACTGTTTTAGGGGGGTATTTTTCAAAAAGCTTTTTTCTCGACTTGCTTTCTAAGAATAGCACTTTTAAGAACATTGCTACTTTCGCTCCATTCTTTGTTATTTTCAATGAGTGTTCTACAAATTTTTGTGCATGTTTGTATGGTGGGTTTGTTACAATGTCCCCGTCCCATTCTTTGTATTCAAAAAAGTCTTTTACTTCTCCATATCACCTATCTATTAGGTCCGAACTTGTTACCTTTAATCCATTTTTCAAAAACACTTCGCTCAGGTGTCCTTCTCCGCATGCTGGTTCAAGGATATTTTCAAAACTCTCCAGTTCTAAAAGTAGCTCTCCTGCCTTTTGGCTCTGTTGCATAGTAATCGTGTTCCTGTCTTTCTTTATCCGTATGATTGCTTGCGCCAAGTGTTGAAAACACACAATTGTTTGCTTTTGTTCTTTTATTATTGTTTTCCATTATAACCATTATCCTTTAATCCTTTTTAATATACTAATCATAGTAAAGGTTATATAAGTCTGTTTATATATAATACTTATCATTATTGGAGTTGAAATTTATGTTACAAAATGAGAGGCATAAGGCGTTCTGTCGTTATTATGTTGAGAGCGATAATAAGCGTGATTCTTATTGTCGTGCCTATCCCAACTGTAGTCCTGAAAGTGCCACCGTTTTAGCCAACAACCTTTTAAACAAGCCTGAAATTCAGGCATATATTAACAAACTTCGTTTAAAGGCTGAAAGGCAGGCGGTATTGTCGGTCTTAGAAAGGCAAGCTATTCTCGCGAACATTGCTTTAAGCGATGATACACGCAACGCCGACAAGATTAAAGCGATTGATTTAATTAACAAGATGACTGCTCTTTACACAGCCAAGAATTTAGAAGCTGTTGAAGAAGCACAAGCAAAGCAAAGGGAAGCCAATCCTTTACAAGATTTGAATCCTGCTGCGTTAGTAAAACTTTTAAACGAATTGTAATTGAGAACCTACTATGTCATCGGATTTAACCACTATCGACCAAATTCGTGGTATGCTTGGTGAGAAAGGTGTTACCCACCTAAAAAATCAAGCGTTGTGCGTATTGGCACAATCTTCGTTTTACCACTACTGCCAAGCGTTAGCCCCCGACTTTTATCGTGATGACCGCCCTTACATCGGTCATCTGTGTGATGAGTTACAGGCTTTCTTGGAATCTGATGACATTGTTTTGGTTTTAAACACTCCGCCTCGTTTTGGGAAATCCCGAACTGCTTCTTTGTTAATCACTTGGATTTTAGGTAGAAATCCTTCTTTAAAGACCATTACTGCTTCTTATAACAAGGATTTGTCTACTACTTTTTCTCAATCTGTTCGTGATACTATTCTTGCAGAACGCAACGAAGATGACGACCACATCGTTTATTCGGACATATTCCCAAAAACTAAGATTAAACAGGGCGATGGTGCTGTAAACCGTTGGTCTGTTGAAGGTGGTTTTAAGTCTTACTTGGCTACTTCTCCCAACTCTGCTGTTACTGGGTTTGGTGGGGACATCATTGTGTTTGATGACATCATTAAAAACGCAATGGAAGCCTACAATGAAACGATTAAAGACAGTCATTGGGAATGGTTTAGGAAAACGATGTTCTCACGTACTGATGGTAACGATTTTAAGATAATTATCATTATGACACGTTGGGCGACTGACGATTTGGCAGGTCGTTTAATTGATTTCTGTAACGAACACGATGTTCCTCACAGGTCAATCCTTTACAAAGCTAAATCCGATGACGGAATCCTTTTATGCGAAGATATTCTGGATGAACAGAAATACAATTTAACCAGACTTATGGTTGGCGAAGATATTTTTAGTGCTAACTACCAACAAGAGCCAATTGACCTTAAAAACAGGCTTTATTCAAGCTTTAAGACTTACGAGAAAGTCCCACAAGACGAAAACGGCAATCCTTTGTTTACTGCCATTAAAGCTTACGTTGATACCGCTGATTTGGGTACTGATTACTTGTGTATGTACATTTATGGTGTTTTCGAACGTGAAGCCTACATTTTAGATGCTTATTATACGCAAGACCCAATGGAAATAACTGAATTAGAAGTCGCAAGACGGCTACACAACTTTGAAGTCAACATTTGCGACATTGAAAGCAACAACGGTGGGCGAGGTTTCGCAAGGTCGGTTGAGAGTATCTTAGACCACAAATACCATTCAAACAAAACTAAAATTCAATGGTTTCACCAATCTCGAAACAAGGTTGCCCGCATTCTTTCAAACAGCACTTGGGTTATGAACCACATTTATTTCCCCGTTGGTTGGGAATTAAGGTGGGAAAAGCTATATTCACATTTAAGCTCCTATCAAGCCACGGGCAAAAACGAGCACGACGACGCCCCCGACGCATTGACTGGGGTTGCAGAAAAATGTGGCAACAAACCAAGATATTCTTTCGGGTAACCCCGACAGAAAAAGTATAAATACTTATACATCCTTTTAGGTATTGTGTCATAAAAACACATTCCATATCGAAGTATTGATAGTATTTCGGACTTTCATACCTGCTGCCCCGTTTCCACGGATTTCGGGGCATTTTTCCCATTCCATATTGTACCTTTCTGTCCATTGGGGACACCCCCTCGTGGTGTGGCGAGGGGGTTGGTTTGGTTCGACTCCAAACGGGTGCGTTGCCTTTTAAGGCAGGTCTGTAAAAGCGGATGATACAAAAGAAACAGACACTGGATTAAGACACGTTTTAACCACTCGTGTCTAAATCCTCCGTATTTTACATACATTTATATATTTTAACTCCCTATAAGTTATTGTACTCGGAACACTGGTTTTTTTTTCTACTATATCGTATGTGTTTTGTATTCCAGCATTCCGTTGTGTGTTTTTCTAATCTTTTTACACACAACCCCCTCCATTAAAGTGTTCCAAGTACCTCCTTTATATTTTGTAGTCTGTACCATTTTATTTTCTTCTTTTTTTTATCGGACTACATTTAATGAACTCATACAGTCTTACTCTATCATCTATAGATTGCTTTATATATATCGTTTACAATACATAATACTATGTCCGATTCACCCAGTATGTCTTATGTTCGCACGCTTGCACAAGCGTGGAAAGATTCAAAAGAATTAAAAGATATGCGTACTGCTGACGACTATTATGACGGTAAACACGCTATTCTTAGCCGCAAGAGAATGACAGAAGATGGGTCTGGTAACCTTGTTGTTTTATCTGATTTACCAAATAACAGGGTCGTTGACAACGTTTATCACATTCTTGTGAACCAGAAACGAGATTATTTATTCGCAAAGCCATTTAAGCTTACATCCGAAAACGAAACGTATAACACTCTTTTAGATGAATTAGTCGATGACGAGTTTCGAGAACTCGTTGCTGACGTTGCCCACGATTCCATAAATCATGGGGTTGCTTGGATGTATCCCTACATTAACGATGACGGCGAGTTTGCTTGCTATCGTTTTAAGGGCACTGAAGTCATTCCAGTTTGGAAAGATGCGTTTGAAAAAGAGTTAGATTATGCTATTCGCATTTATCATACTGTTGAGTTTGATGAAGAAAAGCAAGAAGAAAAGCTTGTAGAACACCTTGAAATCTACACGGCGGCTGGGATTGACGAATATGTTTTAGATGAAGATGGGCTTGACGTTAATTACAAATCCATTGGGAAAAAACCACACATAATTATAAACGATAAACCATACGGTTGGGGAAAAGTACCTTTAATCCCATTTAAGTATGCTCGGAACGGTAAACCGCTTTTAAACAGAGTTAAATCTCTCCAAGATGCTTTAAACTCTATTCTGTCTAATTTTATGAACGTTTTAGAAGAAGACCCACGCAGTTCGATTATGGTGGTTCTTAACTATGACGGTGAAAATAGACAACAATTTAAACGTGATTTATCCGAGTTTGGTGTTGTGTTTTTATCATCAATGGATGGTATTCCTGGCGATATTAAAACATTAACCGTTGAAGCCAATGCAGACAACTTTAAAGCGATTCACAAAATCATTGAAAGTAGGCTGTATGCTAACGGTGGTGGCTACGAAGCTAAGTTTGACAGAATGGGCAACAGTCCCAACCAAATGAACATTCAGAGTATGTATTCCGATATTGAATTGGATTCAAACAACGCTGAAATGAACTTCAGAACTGGCTTTAAGCGACTTCTATGGTTCTTCACTAAATATCTGGATATCATTGGCAAGGGCGACTTTACTTCTGAAAAGGTTGCAGTCGTATTTAACAGAAACATTCTGATTAACGAAAGTCAGAAAGTAGTTGACTTATCTCTTCTACAACAAATTTTGTCTGCTGAAACGATTTTAGAGCTTTTACCGTACAATATTGACGTTAAACGTGAACTTGAACGTATTGCGGCGGAGAAACGTGGCGATACTCCGACTAAATATGACCCTGTGAATGACCCAAACAACCCTTACAATTCGTGGGAGCACATCCGAAACGCTCAACTTCGTGCATCGGACAAAGAAAAAACGGAAAAAGAACCTAAAGAAGAAACCAATGAAGAATGAGGTATCAAAAATGAGAAAATCAGACCTAAAAACCAGACTTAAGGAACTGTTTCAAAGCGTTGCGTTTATAGTGTTAGTTGTTCAGCTACTCTTTGAATTTTATTTACGGTATCGGAGCTTACGCATTAAAAAGAAGCAAGAATAACGGCTTCAATACTAAAAAAACGATTTAAAATTACCTTTTGAGCTGTGGCGGATTTTCTCTTCTTAGTTTAAGATAATCTCCCCACTTCTCTTTTAAAATAACGTGCCAACCACCAATTTGGTATCCTTCACCCATCGGCTCTCCACTTGCACAATGGCGATAAATTACCTGTTGTGATGTCCTAAAAAAACGCATAGCCTGTGTAATGCTATTGAACCGAAGAATGATATCACTATCTGTTCTATATGCGATTACCTCTCGGTTATACGGTTTTTTGGATTTAGTTGACATAGGGGTTAATATACGTTGTAAACATATATAAATCTTTTTATAAATCTCTTCCAATCGCATTTAAGGTTCTTTTTCTTTCTCTTGTGCTGCCATTATTTTTTCGTAGTATTTTGTATCATCGTACAATTCTTTCAATTTTTCTTGTTCGTGTGTTCTTTCAATTGCTTTTAAGGCATCTTTAAGCATATCTGGTACTGGTGCTCCTGCTGTTATTGCGTGTTCAAGGATTGATATTCCTTCACTTACAATGAATGCGTAGATTGCCAAATCTCTAAAGATATTAACACCGATAAGCATATCCATATTAGCAGCAACCACAACTGCCAGCAACTCAAACCCCTTTTTAACAAGTCCGTTGCTAAACGCTTGGGAAGAAACATACCCATATCTCGTTTTAGTCGATTTGCCCCCCACAGCAAGCAAAAACCCTGCTACGATATCAACGATGATGAATAGGAGCAAGATTTCTAACGGTTTGTCGAACCCGCCTAACATATTTGCGAGCGTGTTCAGTATAAGCGATGCTGCGGCAATAACTGTTAATTTCGTAGTATTTATCATACAATTTTAAACACTGCTTAACTATTTAAGTAATGTTAAACTCCCGACACCATTTTATGCCTATATCTTGATATATCATCACAGACATAGTTTATATATAATAAGAACTATAATACTTTACATATATCTATTAACGCAGTCGGGCTGCGATAACAAACGAGATTAATAGGTGTAAACATGATTAGTAAAGACGATTTAACAAAACTTGATTTAAGCGATGAACAAACAGAACAGCTTTTAAGCATACTCAAAGAGAAAACAAGTGATAGTATTCAAATTCCGAAATGGCGATTTGATGAGGAAACCGACAAAAACAAAAAACTATCGGCAGAACTCGAAACGCTCACTGCTGAACTTGACAAGTTAAGAAATTCGAGTATCAACCCAATCAATAAAAATGAAGTACAGGCGGAGGATTCCGAAATGAAAACCAACGATATTGAAACACGTTTAGCAGAAATGGAACAGCGATTAACTAACACTTTTACAGAGAAACTTAAAAACGAAAAAATAGAAAATGCTATTTTGCTTTCTGGTGCAAAACATCAACAAGCAGTTAAGTCGTTTTTAGACTATGGTAAAATACAATTTGAAGATGGGAAGCTTATGGGTCTTGACGAACAAATTAAATCTTTAAAAGAAAACGAGGACACATCATATCTCTTTAATGCGAATGGTGTTCCTACAGCAGTTAAAGGATTAAAGGGGGCAAAGCCTGGAGATGCTTCTCCAAACAGAATTGAACACGAACCCGAATTAACATTTGAACAGCTTGTCGAACAAAAGTTAGTGGGTAGAACAGAATAAACATAATTATATAAAAATACATTTATAATAATAGGTGGTACATTTATGGTTGTTACCTTAGAACAAATGCAAAAAACGACCCCAGATGCACTCGATAAAAAAATTATTGAGAAAGTCAGGTCAAAATCTTATTTGCTCGAAAAGTTACCTTTCGTTGAATGTGCGGGAGATGGTTTTACTACATCTATTTTCTACACTTACAGCAGAACGGTTCTTAACTCCAGTACAGACTTCCGTAAGTTTAATGAAGATTACGAAATTAACAATGCGGAAATTGAAAACTATACAACAGAGCTTAAACCTTTCGGTGGTAAATTCTCGATTGATAGGCAGTTCGTTGACATTGGTTACATTAGCAGAGTTGCATACGAAACAGACCAAAAACTTAATTCTATAATTGGTACTTTTAACGATGCAATCATCAACGGTGATTCGGCCGTAACCGATTCTTTCGATGGTCTTGACAAATCCGTTACAGGAACAGACACAGAAGTTACAACAACACTCGACATCAGCAACAGAGCAGGCATTGAAGTAAACGGAAACGCATTCATTGACGAGCTTTGTAACACAATCGACCTTCTTGACGGAGCACCGACTGCAATCCTTTTAAACAAACAAACACTCGGTAAAATCCGTTCAGTTGCAAGAGAACAAGTTTCATACACAACAGACTACAACAATCTCGGAACAAGAATCGAGATGTTCGACAACATCCCCCTTATTGATATGGGCGATGTTCCAGGAACTGCACAACAAGTCATTCCAGTAAACGCAGACGGAACTTCAGACATTTGGTTTGTAAGATTTGCACCAGATGGGTTTCATGGCTTGAAAAAGGCTGGTTCTTCAACAATGATTGACATTGTTTATCCGAAAGCAGAAAACAACCCCGATTCAGTTCTCGTTGGGAGAGTTGAAATGATTGCAGGCTGTGCACTCAAATCTACGTCTGCCGCCGCTGTTTTAAGGGGAGTTAAAGTTCAAGGAGCACAAGGAGCATAAGGAGATTTCAAAACATGGCAATAATAATAGCACCGAATGAAAAGTATACAGGAATATCTGCCACAGTACCGTTTATTAGGGGAAAAGGCGAAACCGATGACCCAAAACTGATTGAATGGTTTAAACGTAAAGGGTATAAGGTGCTTACCAAAGCAGAAGCTACTGCCAAGGCAGAAAAGAAGTGAGGTCGTTATAAATGGATTATTCGGCAGATTGGATTGATAGGGTTGAGAACCGCATTAAACAGACTGGCTTAGACACCGTCAATCTCGATGTGGCAGTTTCGTCTATCAATAGAGCCGCCGAAGAAGTAATGAGTTTCTGTAATAGAGATGACATACCTGATAAAGCCGCAAGCACGTTCGTTGATTTGTGTGTTGCACAATACATTTATTTTATGTGTGCTACAAGTCAAATTGACGAGAATTTCTTTATGAAAGGTTTAAGGTCTTTAACAATGGGCGATGTTTCATACACATACGCAGTTCCAGAAGAAGAACACCCAATGGGCATTGACGGTTTGATTGAACTTTATTGGAAACGCTCTTTAAACGTTTTTAGACGCTTTAGACGACTTCCTCGTGCGTGGGTGTGATTTTTTAATGATGCCACCAGAAATGAGAAAATTAGGTCCGCATACTCGTATGTGGAGCAACAATTACGTTTTAGTCCCCGCTGATTTCAGTACTGCTATCCCAGGCATTTCTTCCCACAGCAAAGTTCCCCGTATTGAAGATGGGGAGCAGGTTTGGGGTAGAATTGCATACAAGGCACTTGTATCAGGTACATCTAACAGTACAAAGGCGGCAGGGTTTATGAACAAGATGGTTGATGTTCCCATTTCTATTATGGTGTTTCATAGTCCCCCCGATTATCGCATTGTTCAAGGAATGTTTGTTGTGGATACGCTTACTAACCTTTACTATATTGTTAAGGGTCATACAGCAATGTATCCAGGACATCACCAAGAGAATCAAGTGGAACAGATAGGTGCGTTTAAATGAAAATTACGGTTGATACCAAACCACTCAAACGTGTTTTAAGCAACTTTAAAAAAGTTAATATGAACGAACGTATGAACGTTGACTTAAACAAAGTCGGGGAAGCCCAAGTCGAAATGACTTATTGTTTTACTCCTCGTTCAGTCGATGACCCAAAAGTCCACGCGGAAGAAGTATGGACACACGAGGCATTCCCGCCGAGTTCAAGGTCAGCCGAGTTCGTTTCTAAAAACACTACGTTCTATCTTCCCCACGTAAACTACGGACACATTATCAAAAATCAGTTCGGTACGTTTGGATATTATGAAGGACAATACTTCTTACAAACTATGCGTGCTGCTATTGATGAACACGCAGAAGAAGTAGTTAGTGATTCTGCAAGACGTATTACTAAATCTTTGTTCGAGGGAGTTTAATGTATAAAGTTTATTATATGTTATATTCTGCAATCGCAACAGCGATTTTAGACGTGTTTTCTGAATCAGCTAATCACAAATCTGGGGTAGTCGTAAAGCATGTGTTTGATTCTACGGATAACTTGAACATTTCTGGAACGGAAGTCGCAATCGTTATTTCATCGAACATGTACAGTAAAACAACCCCGACAAAACAACTCAACACTCTAATTGACGTTTATTTAGATGTGTATTCGCATTCTTCTAATTCCGTTTTAACGGTTACTTATGAACTGTTTAACATCTTTGATGTTTTTGATGTTACCTACTATTTTGATGATGGTGAAACTAAAAAACACAAAGCAAGCGGAACTCATAAGAAAGTAAGAACGCTCGGAGATGTTATGCCTCGTAGACTGTTCAGTTTTAAGATTAATTTCCTAACTAATATTGACACAGAAGTTGTTTTAATGGGTTCGATTAATCCAGACTTAGAAGATATTAAAGAATAAAACAAGGTATTATTATGACAGACGAAACATTCTTAGATGACGAAGAGTACACCGAGTACGAAGAAGGTGAACCCGAAGAAGAACCTTATGAAGAAGAACCTTACGAAGAAGAGGAATCTGAAGAAGAACCTTACGAATATGGTGAACCTGAAGAAGAAACTTATTATGAACCCGAACCGACACCCGCACCCCCAATGACTACGATGAGTTCAAATCCCAATCAAAACTGGGGCATTGTAGTTCCTACGTGGGATGGGGTAGGCGACCCAAACAAAAAGTATCCGAGGTCAGCGTATTTACGCTCTATTGAATACGAAGTGTTCTGGGCGATTATTTCAGTAATAGTCGGTGCAAACGAACGTTTATCTAAAATAGAAATGTATGACAGGCTTACAGAATATTTACAAAGACCTGTTTAATCAAATAAAAATAGGAGATAAAAAATATGGCTTATGGTGGTGGAACATACACTCGTGGTGTATATCCTGCAGATGATTTACCTGGAGCATATACAAATATAAGGTCAGAAGAGGTCAAAACCCTTTACCCTGGAATTGGTGGCGTTGTCGCTGTTGCAATTCCGCTCGATTGGGGTGCAGAAAACAAACTTATTCGTATTGATGCGCGTGATTTTGCAGAAAATACGCTTAAAGTTTTCGGTGTACCCGCAAATGACCCCTCGCTCATGCCTATCCGAGAAATTCTCGCTGGCGGGGCAAAATCCGTTCTCGTGTTTAGAATGAACGGAGTTTCAACAAAGGCAAAAACCCCAACCGAAATTGACGGTACTCCCGTTGCAATCGGGCAAATTGCGGAAGCAAGATACGGTGGTGCGGCAGGAAACAACCTTGCGACAGCTTGTTTGGAAGCAATTGGAATTGAAGATGCACTTGAAGTTCAAACGCTTTTATACGGTCAAGTTGTAGACAGTCAAATCGTTTCTGCAACAGTAGACCCAGACACGTACGACCTTGTCGGCGATTGGGATGAATTGGTTGACAATGAATGGATTGTATGGAACAGAAGCGGTGGTGAATTAGTCGCACACGAAGCAACCCCACTTTCTGGTGGAGTTTCGGGTGAACCGTCTGCATTGCAAACAACAGCTTTCAGACACGAACTTGGTAAAGTTGAGTTCGATACTTTGGTTGTATCAACAGACGATGCAGTTGAAAAACAAATTAATGCAAATTGGATTAACTCCCTGTATACCGACAGCGGAATCCGTGCACGTGTTGTTTTAGCCGATTATGCGGGCGACAGCAGACGTGTAATCAACGTAACAACGAAAGCAAAAGGCGATGACCCCGATGCGTTTATTTATTTCACAGCGGGCTGTGATGCAAGTTCTCCTCCTGGAACAAGCAACACTAACCGAACATATACAGGCGAATTAAAGCTTGCCGAAGAACCCAGTCAAGAAACCCTTAAACAAGCTATCCGCAAAGGCGAATTTGTATACCATACAGAATATGACAAGGTTTGCGTTTTAAAGGATTTGAACAGCTTTGTTTCAACATCGTCTGAATTTAACGACAACTTTAAGCACCCGAACACAATCAGAACAATCGACTATTTCGAGAACGGTGTAACCTACATCTTTAAAAAGAATTTCTTAGGCAAAGTTAAGATGGACAAAGACGGTTTAAACAGTCTTAAAGGTCAAATCATTGCTTTCGGTAATTCTATGGTTGAAATGGGTGCACTTTCTGAATTTAACGGATATGAAGTTGACGTTAAAGCGATTGGGACCGATGCGGTAAACGCAAGTTATGTTTTACGTATCAGTGGAATCGCAGACAAGCTCTATCTTGAAGGTATTTTAAAATAAGGTGATTACTCATGGCAACAGGAAATAGACAAATGTTAGCACACAGAGCAGTCGTTTACTTTGACGATTCTGATGGGCAAAGAAAAATCTTCGGTATGCTTGATTCCCTTGAAGTAAAAGTCAACGTAAACTATGTAGACTATACCAAAGTAGGTAGCAACGCTAAACACAGAGCGGCATCGACATACGAGATTTCTTTCGATATCGGTGCGTTTACAGGCACTAACTTCTTTGAAAAGAACCTTAAAGCGTTCATTGATACAGGCAAAATGCCTAAATTCTCAATCCTTGCTAACCAACTTGACGAAGCAACGGTAGAAGAATTCGGCAGTCGCTCTTTACTCTTGCTTGGGTGTATCATTGAATCAGATACTCTTATCAAAGTAACCACAAGCGAAGAAATCGCAAAATATTCAATGTCGGGATACGCAGAATCTTACGAGCTTCTCGATACCTTCGTTGATTTGGCAGGAGAATACTAATCATATTCTCCACCTTTTATTTATTTTATTTAGAGGTGCATTTATGTCATTTTTTGAACAATTTGTAAACAAAGAAACAATTAAACCAGTAACCGAAAAAGTAGAAGTGCAAACCCTTAACAAGCCCGTTGAAATCAGACGTTTAACAAGCACAGAGTATTATAACGTGATGGGTAAATACAAGGGCGAAAAGAACACTATGCTTGAAAACATTAACCAAACGGCTGACTTAGTTTTAGCGGCAATGACTTTCCCCCTAATGAACAAAACGGATACAATGGAAGCGGCAAAAGCAATCCACGAAAGTAGAACGGGCGAAAAGATAGAGATACTCACACCGAGGGCGGCGTTGTTTGCAATGTTCACAACCGAAGAAATAAACGATATCGGCATGGCTGTTATTGAATTACAACTCGGTGAAAAAGCCGAAGAACTCCTTGAACAACAACGCGAATTTCGTTCGTGAGGCGTTGGCGAAAGGCGATTGGGCTGCACGTCTTTACTTCTTCCTATTCGTTCGGTATGGTTGGACACTCGACCAGTTTTTAAGTATGTCCGACAATCAGAAAGTTGCAATGACAGTTTTCGTTGAAGAACTTTTAAAAGAAGAAAAGAGGCAGAACGATAAGTACGAATCACAACTCAAAAAATAAAAATAAATAAAATAAATAAAAATAAATAAAAACGGCGGTGAAACCATGTCTGAAATAGGTGATGTACACACAACAGTAATAAGAACAACGTTGCAAGATGACGTTTCGCCAAAAGTAGAAACAATCATACAGAGTTTAGACAAGTTAATCCGCAAAATAAACGAACTCAATAATCTATCTATATCCATTCCAGTTAAACAACCCACACTCGACCTTACAAAGATAGATTCGGCTCTTTCCAATTTTAATAAAAGGTTATCACAAACACAAACAAAAATTTCTCACGTTGTATCAGAATCTTCCAAATTAACCAAACTTCCAGCCCCCTCAATTGCTCCAACGGTTGCCACGGCAATCCCCCCCGCCCCTCCCGTTCCAGTTGCAATCCCACCCACACCC